TGGCCAGAGCCAGAGCCAGAGCCATAGCCATAGCCATCGCCAGAGCCAGAGCCATAGCCATGGCCAGAGCCATCGCCAGAGCCATAGCCATGGCCAGAGCCAGAGCCAGAGCCATAGCCATAGCCATCGCCAGAGCCAGAGCCATAGCCATGGCCAGAGCCATCGCCAGAGCCAGAGCCATGGCCAGAGCCAGAGCCAGAGCCAGAGCCAGAGCCAGAGCCAGAGCCATCGCCATGGCCAGAGCCATCGCCAGAGCCAGAGCCAGAGCCATAGCCATGGCCATAGCCATCGCCAGAGCCAGAGCCATAGCCATGGCCAGAGCCATCGCCAGAGCCATAGCCATGGCCAGAGCCATCGCCAGAGCCATAGCCATGGCCAGAGCCAGAGCCAGAGCTAAATATTTTATTTAACATAGGCGGCCTCATATGTTTTTCTTGCTATTTCGGTGGTCGGAATAATTTCGAATATTGGATTTAAATATATAATCTCCTCTATACATCCTATTTTACTTTCCGGGGAAATGCCAGTAGCCGCAACTTCTGAAAGAGTAAAGGTTTTTGACTGTTTATCTGTTAAATTACTTTTGAAATAATATAATCTTCTGGCACTCTCAAGAATCACTTCTCCCACGCTTACTTGTTTTATTATCCCCATATGCACACCAGAACCTGAACCACGTACTATGCAATGTTTCCCTATAAAGTTGCTATAATCTAAACCTTTCTTGATATCTTGATTTCCGAATAAGATTTGAATTTGTTTTATTTGACCTAAAGTCAATTCATCGATATTCATTTATTTCTCCTTTATTATTAATTTATTTTCTGTTTTGTCGTTTAATAAATTGGTATGAATCTTATTTTTCCTCCTCTAAATTATTTTTACGATATTCCTCAAGGCATTTAACCAGATAATCATGCTCAATCTGGTTAATCTTACGCCTGAATCTTACATAAAGGTTCTTACGCCTATGATATGAAGCTGTATTATAGGCATTCTTCTTAACCCGTAGCTCCTCGATTCGTGCCTTTAGTTTCTCTAATTCGTCCATAAATTACCCTAAATAACGTCTACATCAATTCCAGAGATTTCTTTAAAAATCCCCGCATCAAAATTAGGCAGAGATTTTAATAGTTTCTTATCATCATCGGATGCCGTCTCCCAAGCAATTGCCCAAGCATCTGCCATAGGAATGGATTTCAAATATCCCTCTGCCACATAGAATTTCGGATTATCAATCTTCTCCTGGTCAGTCATTTCGGACTCCGAAATCCAAATATTAGGAACAACATTAAAGATGAAATCAGGTTTTGTGCAATTCAACCATTCTGTACGATTATAAGGTTTATTGAAGACCATAACGTCAGAAGGATTTTGTGTATTAAAATATCCTGTTTGATAACTGGCTTTATTCCAGTCTCCGGTATTCCAGTCTCCGGTATTCCTGCCTCCGGTATTCCTGCCTCCGGTATTCCAGTCTCCGGTATTCCAGTCTCCGGTATTCCTGCCTCCGGTATTCCTGTATCCGGTATTCCAGTCTCCGGTATTCCTGTATCCGGTATTCCAGTCTCCGGTATTCCAGTCTCCGGTATTCCTGCCTCCGGTATTCCTGTATCCGGTATTCCTGCCTCCGGTATTCCAGTCTCCGGTATTCCTGTCTCCGGTATTCCTGTATCCCTTATCTGTAATATCATCACAAAATCTATTCTCTTTACATTTGTGGAATAACCACTCTCCCCAAGAGTCATGATTATCAGCAACTAATCCATCTATGGCAGTTAGTAAATCTGCGCCATTTGGAAATAGTTCTTTGAATCTATTAAAGCCATCTATACACGGCGACCAAGTCCTTAATATTTCATGAGTTATTATTTTAGTCATTATTTATCTCCTTAATTAATTATAAGATGCACACCAACAGCTACCAACAGCGATGTGGTTATTAGGTAAAATAACAATATTGTTACGAGGGCTTGCATTTATCCATCTCCTTTAATATTTTGAGAATTTCTTTCCCGTTTTCAGTAACGGGAATTTCTCTAAACAATCTGTTTAATGAAGCTAAAATTGCTCTCTGTCCGGCTTCCTGGAAGGTTATAATATTTGTTTTCATGACACTCTACTCCTAATGTTATTTAAATCTCTACATAGAGCTTCTCCTATCTGAAAATCACTTACAGGAAAAAACATCTCATATTCAATTTTCATTTCCCCATCTTTTAGAGAGAAAATAGGTCTGCAATTATCCTGAATTGCATAAGGGAATTTTCCTAGTGTACTTACTAATGAAAAACGCATCTTAAATCACCTTTTTTTGATTGAATGTTCACCACCATACATTCCACAGTAGGTTTCATAGGAGAATCTTTCATTTTTCCTATACATATCAATAGCTTGCTTTTTGGCAATCCTATCCATATTATCCATATTAACAAAATCCATAATCTCAATAGGATTAATTCCTGATATTTCCACCGAAAGTGGCTCATAACCCCAATCAACTGAATTCGCCGCCGCTGCATAGCTATTGAATATTATTTTACTTCCTTTACTCAAGCCGTCATCGCCTAGCCATATTTCTATATATGCAATATTGGCCGGATTTATTACGTACTCGCCGATTTGTTTAAGTTTTTGCATTATAATTGCTCCCAGATTCCAGTTGTTGGATTCTTATATTCAATAGATGTTATGCCATAATCAGAGGCGTAATCATCCATGGGAGCGAAGCTGCTGTCATTATTACTTACGCCGCCAAAATAAATATTTCCATCATCATCCAGGCACCTAAATTTATGAGGCATTTGGGCATTAGTTAAAGAGCTTATAATAATCCCATCCTCATTACGTTTTTTATATCTGCCTCTACCAATTAAGGAAAAATCACAATCTTCAGGTCGTAATTTTTTTATATAATCCCTCGTGATTTTATAGGCCATGATATTTTCCTTTTTAAGAAGTGATATTAATCATCTAATAATCTCACTATAATCCGATTCGGACATCCAGTCAAGAGAAAAACGCAATTATTTATAATTATTCTTCGGAAAAGTTGACTTTTGGCCGGAAATAAAGATAATATCTAAAAAGATAATTTCTAAGAAGGTGAAATCATGCCCACAATCGTTACTGATACAAAGTTAATAAATTTGATTGATGTTGTTGCCGCTGAGATGGAGGCTATTAATAAAGCGAATGAGGGATTAGAGAAAAGACGTTTGGCGATAGAAGAAAGCCCAGAATTAAAGGCTATTAATGACGAGCAGGAAGCGCTTAATACAAGAGCAAAGGAGTTGCAAAATAATGCAAAAGAACTAAACCAGAATTTAAACGAGGTTTATGGTTATGGTAATTGGCATAATCTAAATATTAAGAATTATACTTTCATTACGCGCGAAGAATTGGAACAAGACCCGGATTTTGTCAAAAAGCATTATATTATGGCTAATCCAGCTATAAAAGAGCGCGTTGAAACTGACGATATACAATTGACAGAGCGTAAAGTAATGAACGACCCAGAATTATGCCAAGAATTAGATAAAATTATTGAGGAACAAGATGCCACTAAAGAAATCATCCAGCAAACCGATTGAACAGACGGTTGCAATATCCTATGCGGTAAAGAAAGAATCCAGAAAGAAAGGTAAATAATGTATATTGTAGTAAAAGACCCTTGGGGTAGTTATGTTGATGGGCGTCCTATCGAGCATAGGGAGTTAGTAGAGGTTTACGCTAAAGAGAAAGGATTTACAACGCAGGAAACTGATAAGGAGCCTGTTATTGATATGCTAAGTAGTCCTATTAAAGCGTGGAGCGACGCAAGATTACAAGAACCTATTGATAAAACCGAACAAATAGAAATTAATTTGCCTGTAACGAAAATTAAGAAAAGGCCACTAAGAAATAGTGAGAAAATAGTGAATGGCTAATCCAGAAAATTTAATAGGGCAAGGCTTCGATAAAAAGCCTGAAAGAATCGGTAAAGGTCGCCCAAAAGGTTTAAAGAATCGCTCGACAATACTTAGAGAAATACTGGCGCTTGCACGAAAAGATGGCAAGACTAACGAGTATAGCATTAACGAAGCTATTATGCTTAAAGCCATGTCCGGCGATGTTGCTGCTTATAAAGAAATCCAAGATACGATGTACGGCAAGATACCTGATAAAGTTTTAACCGCCGAAACGGACGCTGGGAGCTTGGAGCGTGATGTGACCGCGGAGGCTTTAAAGCATGTTCCGACCGAGGAACTAGAGAAAATAATAGCAACTAATAATAGCAACCCAATAGAATAGAATGCCACTGATATCGGGGATTTACTATATTAATAGTTGAACTTCTACGGAAATGTGACAATGCGCATAAGTCAAAAACAGCAACGAATGAATCGCATCGAGGAATTGGAGCGTTATGTTAAAGTGCTAAGTGAAGAGAATAAAGAACTCAAAGAGCAAAACGAAAGTTATATAGCATGGCGATTGCAGATTCATTCGGAAGCCCGCAAAAAAGCTGCTATGCCTGACAATGGAAAAAGGTGGCAAAAAGAATATGACGAGCAGGGAAATTGTTTGTAAATCTATTTTGGAAATATATGACATAGCGCATTGCATTGCGCCAATTAACCAGAATGGCACAGACAGCATCAATAAGGATTGGAAACGTATTTATCGGATGGCTAATTTAGCCAATTCTATAACGAGAGACTTTAACGCCGCCTGCCACGAAATTGAATTATTAAAGCTGGAACTATGTCGATTAAAATCACCACAGCAGACGTAGCAAGAGAGCTTGAGCGCAGGAAGTGCAACCAGATAGAAACAATATTTCCTGATAAGGGGAGATATAGGCGCGAGCTTTATCATAAGCATCTTGAATTCTTCAAAGCGGGCGCAACATATCGAGAGCGTATTTTTATCGCTGCGAACCGTGTTGGCAAATCAGTCGCTGGTGGTTATGAGGTGGCCTGTCATCTTACAGGTATTTATCCTGATTGGTGGGAAGGTAAACGATTCGATAAGCCAATAGTATGTTGGTGTGCTGGCGACACAGGAAAGACCACACGCGATATTATCCAGCTTAAATTATTAGGCATGCCTGGCTCGTTTGGCACTGGCTTAATTCCTAAGGATAAAATAATTCGCACACTTGCAAAGCAGGGCATTTCTGATGGTATAGAAATGATTCATGTTAAGCATGCAAGCGGTGGCAATAGTTTATGTGTGCTTAAATCATACGACCAGAGGCGCGAGGGTTTCCAAGGTACAGAGGTTCATGTCATATGGCCTGATGAAGAGCCACCACAAGATATTTATGTTGAGATGCTACTTAGAACAATGACAACTAACGGAATAGTTCTAACAACATTCACACCATTAATGGGGTTGAGTGATGTTGTATTGTCGTTCTGCCCCGGCGGAGAACTTGTAGAAGGAACTGTTAAAGATAATCAAACTAAACATGTAACTGTGTGTGATTGGGATAGTGTTCCACATCTGTCACAAAAAGAAAAGGATGATATGTATGCTGCGATTCCACCGTTTCAACGTGATGCAAGGTCTAAAGGTATACCTCAATTGGGTAGCGGGGCAATATATCAAGTACCGGAATCAGAAATTATTGTTGATAACTTTGATATTCCTAAACATTGGAAACGCGCTTATGGCATGGACGTTGGCTGGAATAGGACCGCAGCTGTATGGGTTGCCATTGACCCTGAAACTAGTATCACTTATCTTTATCATGAATATTATCGAGGGCATGCTGAGCCTGCTGTACATGCGCAGGGCATTAAAGCGCCAGGAGACTGGATACCAGGGGCAATAGACCCTGCTTCCCGTGGTCGTGGGCAATGTGATGGTCACAGCCTTGCTGATATGTACAAAGATTTGGGTTTGCATTTAACTTATGCTAATAATGCGGTAGAATCTGGTATCTATGAAGTATGGGAAATGCTATCATCTGGACGTTTAAAGGTATTCAAATCCCTAGCTAATTGGCGTGCAGAATATAGAGTTTATAGGCGTGATGAAAAAGGTAAAATAGTTAAAGAGAACGACCACTTAATGGATGCAACCCGTTATAATATTATGACAGGGTTAAGTATTGCAAAGGTTAAGCCAGTTGTTAATGATATGCCGCAGTTCTTCGGTGGTCAAAATGTAACTACAGGGTGGATGGGATGATGGAAATACAGATTGGTAGCTTCAATATAATTCTTAAGAAAGCACACATGCCACCTCATCGTTACTTTGCTTTCTATAACTTAAATTCCGAAGGGAAGAAAGCCTTTGGAAATAACATTCTAGAGCAAGGTTTTCATACAAAATATATACATATTACAAGAAAAAGACAATTCAAAGATGTTAAAAATATAGTGAATTTTTTAACGCGTTCCAAGATGAGGATAGGAAATTGGAAATGAACAAAGATTATGTTACATATCAAGTGCCACTTCGAGATACGGAAGAGGGATTAAATGAAGCTTTTACTGTTATGGAAAATATGTTAAAAGAAGATGGAATTTCTTTACCTGGTCGAGATTTAAAATATTATCGTATTCGGCGAGCTTGGGGATGTGTATCACGAATGGAATTTTTATATCTTAAAAAAGAAGGTAGCAATAGGAGCGAAAATGGAAGAAATTAAATTACCTTTCGATTTAAAAATAGGTGATACAATTGGTAAATATATTGCAACAATTGGCTATTGTGCTAATACCCTTGAAATTGCCTTGGAAATGTTGCGAAAAGATAACGTAGATTATTATATTATTAATTCCACACCCGCCGATATTAAAGCATTTGGCTTGACGTTGCATAACAAATCCAATACAATAGCATAACCGAATACACAACATTCTAGCGTTACGCGAATTCGGCGCGGCCACGCAGATAAATTTACAAGATTTATTTGCATGTCTATAGCTAAAGTTCCCGGCCTAAATCCAATTATTCAAGAAGCAGTTGAACGCTTCCAGTTTGCTGCACTTTCTGAAAAAGATAACCGCGATGCTATGAAAGCGGATATGGAATTCTATGTGTCCGACCAGTGGGATGCTTCTATCCGCACCAATCGTATGGGTTCGCAAAGGCCGTGCCTTACAATTAATCGCTTACCACAATTTACGCGGCAGATAACAAATGGCCTGCGACAAAATATGCCCAGCATTCGTACAATTCCCGTTAACGATGCGGACGAAGATGTTGCAAAAATATTTGATGGCATGATGCGTCAAATACAAGAATCGTCGCAAGCGGGTATTGCCTATTCTTCTGCTAATAATTCACAGGTTATATGTGGTATAGGCTTCTTCCGCATAGTGACGGAATATTGTAACGAAAAGAATTTTGATAAAGAAATCAAGATTAAAAGAATTAAAAATCCTCTTTCTGTTTATGTTGACCCGGCAGCTATTGAACCTGATTATTCAGATGCACAGTGGATGTTCATCACGGAAGACTTAACGTTTGAAGAGTTTGAAAGACGTTATCCTGGGAAGACGGCAGTAGCAGCCGATACCTTAACAGGCCAAGGCGACCCAGTTCGGGCGTGGTTGACAGGTGATAAGAATACGATGCGTATTGCGGAGTATTTTAGTATAGAAGACAGTGACGAAATTGTAATTTATCAATTAGAAGACGGCTCTATTGTTACAAAAGTGCCAGAAGGAATAAAGGAAGTTGCTAAACGTGTTGTTAAAGAACGTAAGGTAATATGGCGTATTATATCAGCACTTCAGATTTTAGAGGAAAAGCCGTGGGATGGTAAATACATCCCTATTGTCCCTGTTATAGGTGAGGAAATAGATGTAGATGGTCGCCGTGTTATTAAAGGCATGGTGCGCGATGCAATAGACCCACAAAGAATGTATAATTACATGGTTTCTGCGCAAACAGAAGCCATAGCACTTGCACCTAAGGCGCCATTTATCATAGCTAACGGGCAGCTTGAGGGTTTAAAGAGTATATGGGAATCAGCAAATATACAGAATTACGCTTATTTACCTTATAATCCGGTCGTTAATGGGGGTGTTGCAGTCCCAGCTCCGCAAAGGCAAAATATAGAGCCACCTATCCAGGCCATGACGCTTGCAGCCAATCAGTTTGCTGATGACTTGAAGGGTGTAACGGGTATTTATGACGCGGCCTTAGGCGCTAGGGGTAACGAAACCTCTGGTAAGGCCATTAACGCGCGTAAAATGCAAGGTGATGTATCAAATTACCATTATATAGATAACTTCTCCTATTCGCAATTACATGCTGGCAGAATAATGATAGACCTTATACCAAAAACTTATGATACAGCTAGAATAGTACAATGTTTAGGTGAGGATGGAACTGTTGAGCATAAGAAAATTAATCAACCATCTGGCGAAAAGGATAATAACGGCATTGAAAAGATTTATGATGTAACGCAAGGCGAATATAATGTAGTAGTTAGTACAGGGCCAAGCTATAAAACTAAGCGCCAAGAGGATTCCGAATTAATGGCACAAATGGCGCAGGGCAATCCTGAACTTATGAAAATAGCTGGGGATATTATTGTGCGTAATATGGACTTGCCAGGAGCGCAGGAATTATCCGACCGTATTAAAAAAACATTGCCACCAGAACTGCAAGATGTAGACCCTTCGCAAGAAATTCCGCTACCTGTTAAGCAGCAACTAGACCAATCGAAACAAATGATTGATGCCCTAACACAACAACTTCACCGTCTACAAGATGAAGCAGACCAGAAGAAAATGGAATTAGAAAGCAAAGAACGTATCGCACTAGAACAGATTAATGCACAGATTACCGTAGAATCTATGAAAATGGAAGGTGCGGCCAATCACGCTATACTTCTAGCCGAACTAAAGGGCGTTAATGATAGGTTGGCACTTTTAAATGTAGCACAGCCCGTTGGTGAAGACGGTTCACAGAATCAAGCTACTGCTGCATCTATGCCGCCGGTTGCGCCACAGAATGGAGAGCAACTTGACAATGGTAATGGTTCTATGTTACCATAGTTATGGAATTATAAAAACTATCTGCTGGCACATAGAGGCTTTGCGGACAATAAAGGATAAAATATGTTAGAAAATGAATCTGGCGACATAGTTGCTGTTGATAATTCTAATGAGGTTGCAGAAGTTGAAACCCAGGAGCAAGAAGTTTCTGAAGTGGAAACTGAGCAATCAGAAGAACAAGCCGAAGGTGAGGTTAAACGTAAACGTCCTAGTGGTTTTCACAGAAAAATAAGTAAGCTTGAGCAGCAAAACGCCCAATTAGAGGCGCGGCTCGCTGAATTGTCAAAATCACAGACAAATAGCGAAAAACCAAATATAGATAATTTTGATTCGTTTGATGCTTATAATGAAGCACTCCTTGATTGGAAAGTTGACCAACGAGAAGCGCAACGTGAGCAGAAAATTAGAGAACAGGAAGAGCAAAAAGAACTTAAAGCAAGAGAATCTAAGGCATTAACCGAATGGGAGCAAAAAGAAGAAGCCCTGGGTGATGATTTAGAGGAATATGAGGAGTTAGTAGCAAAAAATAAGAATACTCGCTTTAGGCAGGAACTTATCCAAGCTACTTTTGAATCAGATTTAGGGCCACAAATTAGGCATTATTTGCTTAAAAATCCCGATGAACTTGCTAAAATAAATAAATCTCCTTCTGAACTCAGCTCATTTGCTATTTTTAAAAAAGTAGCAGAATTAGAAACAAAATTATCCAAACCTCCGGTGAATAGAGTTAGTAAATCATCTGAACCTATTACACCAGTAAGAGGAACTAGCAAAACCAATGTGCGGCTCGAAAATATAACCGATGCCGACCAATGGGCTGCAACTAGATATCCACACTTATTTGGTAAAAAATAGACTCGGTGATTTGCTTTTTAGCAATTTCACATAAAGGGGTCTATAATGCCTACTTCTAATACTCTCTTAACAATTGGCATGATTACCAATGAAGCATTGCCAGTGCTTGAAAACGAACTTACTTTTACGCGTAGAGTTAACCGTCAATATGATAAGCAGTTCGGTATTACTGGCGCTAAAATTGGCGATACCATAAACATCCGTAAACCGGTTCGTTATATTGGTACTCGTACACCAACCCTAAACGTACAGGGTTCAACTGAAAGCTCGGTAGCGCTTACTTTGTCTACTCAGTATCAGGTTGCAATGTCATTCACATCCGCCGACTTAAAACTGTCTATTGATGATTTTTCAACACGTTTCATTAAGCCTGCTGTGGCGCAGATGGCAAACATGATTGATTACGATGGATTACAACAGTATAAATATATTTACAATACTGTAGGAACTCCAGGCGTTACACCTTCAACTATAGCCACAGTTTTAGCATTAGGCGTTAAACTTGATAATGAAGCGGCTCCAATGGGTGATAGGTCATTATGCTTAAATCCAGCCGCCCAAGCCGGGATAGTTGGTGCTAATACTTTAACAGTGTTTAATCCTTCTAAAACAATTTCAGACCAGTATCTGAAAGGTTCAATGGGTACGGCATTTGGGTTCGATTTCTACATGGACCAGAACGTTGCAGTACACACTATTGGAACTTATGCGGCTAACGTATCAGGTGGCGCTGTTACTGTAACTAATGCTGTATCATCTGGTAGCACTGTAGTTACCGGCGGATGGACTGCTGGCGATATTCTGAATGTTGGTGATGTTATCACTTTTGGTACAACTACTACTAATGGTGTATTCGCAATCAATCCGCAGAACTATCAATCAACCGGCCAGTTAAGGCAGTTTGTTGTAACTTCTTTGGCGACAGCAGATGGTGGTGGTTCCATGTCTATTAATGTTAGTCCAGCAATTATATTTAATACAACTGGAACGCCGAATCCTTTTGCGACAGTTACAAGTTCCACTAATACAATCGCTGCAACCGCAACAGTTGGTGTATTTGGTGCTTCTGCGACATCTACGCCACAGAATCTAGCTTTCTGCAAAGATGCTTTCTCTTTCGCGACAGTAATGTTGCCAGATATGCCAGGTGTTGAAAATAGCCGTGCGACTTCTGAGAAATTATCAATGTCTATTCGTCTAATTAGTGCATATGATGTTGTTAATGACAGAAGGATTTCAAGGCTGGATTTATTGGGTGGCTGGGTAACTCTACGTCCAGAGCTTGCCTGCCGTTTAGCTGGTTAATTAAGCAGTGGGGACGTAAGCGCCCCACTCATCTAATATTTTAAGGAGATAAATAATGCCTAGTAATTACAATACACAAACTGATGCTCTAACAGGCGTTAGCACAGCCGCAGAGAACCCAGGCGGGATGACAATGGATAATACTACTATTGGCAGTTCTGTTCCAAAACCTGGTACTTTCACATCAATATCAATGGCATCAAGTGCTATTGAAACCAAGACCTCTGGTACATTATCTAACACAGGATTATCAATCATAGCACCTTCTTCAGCTGCTTCTTTTATTCTACCTGCGCCATCTTCAATTGGGGTATTTAAATATATTACCAGAACTAATACTTCAACTGAAGTTGTAACGGTTACTAGTAGCGATTCCTTTGTTGGTTCCACCGCCACTACAATCATGACAATGAATGCTGCAGGTGATGGTGTTATTTTGGTATCATCAAGCTTGACGCAATGGGTAGCCGTTGGACTTTCATCGGTGACATTATCATAATGAAAGTAGCAATTGTAGGAACATCGCCTAATAGTTTCTTTGAAGCTCCATATAAAGATGAATCATGGGAAATATGGGGCTTAAATGGTGCATATGAGCGCATACCCCGGTATAACAGGTGGTTTGAAATACATTCCGTTGAACATCATCGGAAAACTGGTACGCCACCTGGATATATGGAACACCTACAGAATGCTGCTAGTTTGGGAAGGCTCTATACAAAAGAGCCTTTTCCTTACGAAACATTACGCTTACCTAAAGATAAATTAATAGAGCAATTTGGAAGTTATTTTACTTCCACAATTGCGTGGATGATAGGCTTTGCTATTCAGGAAGGCGCTACAGAAATAGGCCTATGGGGCGTAGATATGACGGGGCCTGATGAATATCAGAAACAGCGTGCTGGCTGTGAGTATCTTTTGGGATATGCTAAGGGTAAAGGAATAAAAATAACGCTTCCAGATTGTTGCCCATTATTAAAAGGTGCATTATACGCTGATGATTTATTCATGGAATTGGACGAATACGAGAAAAAGTCCACAAGAGCGCTAAAAGATGCAATAGATAAGCTTAATTATTACAAGGGCGTTTCTGATACGATTAAAGAACTGCAATGTAAATGGGGATAGTATGCCTACCGTATTAGAAATAATAACAGACTCCATGCAAGATGCTGGTATTTTAGCATCCAACGAAACCCCCAATGCTACAGACGGACAAAAAGCCTTCCGGCTTCTAAATCGCATGCTTGATGCAGATTCTACAGAGGATTTGATGGTTTACCAGAATGTAAACGAGGTGTTTAACCTTATCTCTGGTCAACAAAATTATACTATAGGAACAGGTGGGGACTTTAACACCTCGCGTCCTATAGATATCACTGCAATTTATATGCGTGATACCAATGGCAATGATTTGCCTTGTCAGATGCTAGATTATGAACAATATGCCGATATCCTTTCAAAACCAATAACTGCTACCATAGCACTTTCTGCTTATTATAATTCAGGAATGCCGCTTAGTACTATAACTTTTTGGCCAGTTCCGGCGCAAACATCTTATCGTGCGGTGGTATGGAGTTGGAAACCTCTAACTGCTTTTACCTCTCTATCAGATAGTGTTATATTGCCACCGGGTTATGAGGATTATATAGAATCTAACCTTGCTGTGCGGTGCTGCATGGCTTTTTCTCGTCCTGTTCCAAATGAATTGGCAGAGTGGGCGGCAACAGCAAAAGGTAAATTAAAAAGAATTAATATAAATGTTCCTATTTTGGGGTTTGATGCATCACTTGTAAATAGTGCAACAAGCAATACATATCCTATTTCACCACATGTACTCACGGGGTATTAATGTTATTTAATTTCGTTGGTGGTTCATATGTTTATCGTAGTGTGAATTATGACTGTCAAAGGGCTATAAACTTATATCCTGCATCATCGGAAAGTGGCAACTCAAAAGGGCAATTTATATTATGCCCCACTCCTGGGCGTGTTCTATTCTCTACATTACCGGTGCAATCAATCCGTGGCGAATATACCAATCTTAGTAGGGCTTTTGTAGTTTCATATAATACTTTGTATGAACTCTTTTCAGATGGTTCTTATGTAGCATTAGGTATACTTAATACATTTTCCGGGAATGTATCCATGGCCGATAATGGTTTGCAGTTAATGATTGTAGATGGCACACCAACCGGTGGGTATATATTCGACCTAACAACGGGAGTATTTACACAAATTACCGCGCCCGCATTTGGTGGTGGTGTTCTTGTGTGTTTCATTGATGGCTATTTCATGGTTAATGTGCCTGATTCTGGAATCTATCAGTGGTCTGGGATTTATGATGGTTTGGCGTGGGATGGTGCAGATACAGCAAACGCGGAAGGCTCGCCCGATAATTTGGTGGCATTGGTTGTGGCGCATAGGCAAGTTTTCCTTATTGGTGGCCATACTATTGAAGTAATTTATAATACAGGCGCATCGCCCGACCCATTTGAGCGGGTTCAAGGTGTATTTATGGAATATGGTACAGAAGCCCCATTTTCTGTAATTCAAACAGCTAACACTATTTTCTGGATAGGCTCAGATTCGGAAGGTAGAAATGTAGTATGGATGGCAGAAGGTTACCAACCTTCGCGCATCTCAACAACAGCAATAGAAAATTACCTGAATAAATATGACACTACCACAGCAACTTCTTACTCATACCAGGAGGATGGCCATTTCTTTATAGTATGGAACGTGGAAGGAATGCCGACAAGTTTAGTTTATGACGTGACGCAGAAACAATGGCATGAAAGGGCTTTTTGGAATTCTAGCGCGGGTATGTATACTAGGGATAGGGCTAACTTCCATATGTATGTTTTTGGAAAGCACCTTGTTTCTGATTATGAAAACGGAAATATTTACGACCAATCATTAAATTATAATGATGATAATTCCGGCTTGATAAGAAGGCAAAGGACAATGCCATATTTTACTGATGATTTAGAGTATTTATATTTTTCTGAATTCCAAATAGATATGCAAACAGGTGTTGGTTTAGTAAGTGATGCAAATACAGCAAATACAGACCCACAAATAGCCTTAAGATGGTCAGATGATGGTGGACATACATGGTCTACAGAAATATCCGTACCTATTGGCAAGACGGGAGAATATAATACTCGAGCTATATGGCGTAGATTGGGTAGGTCAAGAGCGCGAGTTTGGGAATGTTCCATTGTTGCAAATATTCCAGTATATCTCATCGCGGGACATTTAAAAGTGAGCAAAGGTTATGCCTAGAATTAATTTAGTTCCAGTAGTTCCTGTTGCACCAATAACCGACCAACAACCCACCCCTGTTTGGTTGAATTGGTTTGGGGGTATATCTAGATTGTTGGGGCTGGCTCCTACTATATATACGGGTGTTGTTGCGCCAATAACCACACCAAATAAAATAGGCGATACTTATATTGATACATTTTTAGGGAAGGTTTACATTTCGACTGGCACAAGTAGCGCCGCAGATTGGAAAATACTCAATTGACAATTCACACTTGTAATATATAATTAATTTACTGGGATTCATCATTTCCAGCGTTACGCTTCCCAGAGCGGTCACGCGGATAACTAAGTTATTCGCATGACAGATATAATCAAAGCCACAATTGATGACCTGAACGACCTTGTAACAATGGGATGTGCATTCTTTCATGAGGCGCAATGGCAAGATTTATATGAGTGGGATAATAATTCCGCATCCTTAGTATTAGCAGATTTAATCCAAAACCCCGAAGCTGTTGTTTATATGGCAAAACAAGATGGCATTTCTATAGGAATGGCGGCGGCTGTTTTATATCCCCTTTGGTACAATACTAACATAAAAGTTGCACAAGAATTCTTTATGTATGTAAGGCCTGAGAAAAGAGGGGTCGGAACTAAATTAAAAAATAAATTAGAAGAAGAAGCAATAAAGATGGGTGCTAGGACTATGGCAATGGGTTCAGTTGAAGCACTCCCAGCTCTAGATAAATATTATGCCCGTAGTGGTTATGCGCCTTCTGAAAAAACATTTATTAAGAGGCTATAATGGCAACTTCAATTATTAAGTCTGTAATAGGTAGTAATGCTGCTAAAAGTGCGGCTAGTCAACAAGCTGCAGGCGCTGCCGAAGCAAGTCGCATTGAGCGAGAAAAAACCGACCAGGCATTGGGGTTACAGAAATCACAATATGACCAGATACGACAAGATTTACTTGCGAATCAATCTAGCCAAAACACTAATTACCAACCGTTTCTGAATACCGGAACTGCCGCAAATAATCAATTAGCTTATGCTCTGGGATTGGGTGGGACTGGAACGGGAGAAGCTGGTGCGCTGGCCAAACCTTTTACTATGGCAGATTTCCAACAAGACCCCGCTTATCAGTTCCAGTTAGCAGAAGGCCAAAAGGCTTTGGATAGGGTTAGCGCTGCGAAAGGTAAATATTTTTCTGGTGGAGCAATAAAAGACCTTTCCGCATATAATCAAGGTATGGCTAATACAGGTTTTCAACAGGCCTATAATAATTATAATACCAACCAAACTAATCTTTATAACCGCCTTGCTGGCGTCAGTACGTCCGGGCAGAATGCGGCAACTGGAATAGCTAATGTGGGTGCTAATACTCAATCACAACTTGGTAATGCAGGGCAGAATTATGCGAATCAATCTGGAAGTTATCTAACAGGACTTGGTACGCAACAAGGTGACAATGCTATGGGAGCCGCAAATGCGCGCGCGGCTGGGAAAATAGGTTCAGGCCAAGCCTGGATTACTGGTATTAATGACACTCAGAATGACCTGACATCTGCGGCCGGAATAGTAGGAGGGCTTTTATAATGTCTAGTATAGATGCAAGAATACCTATGAGTATTCAATATCCACAATCTGATTTATTAGGAAATTTCCAAAAAGGTTTTAACCTAGGGCAAGATATACAAGCCGCTCCCTTTAAGCAGAAAGCTATAGAAGCAAACGCACAAAATGAACAATTAACAGCCGCTAATAATAAGTTGACAGCGATTGGTAATTTACTGAATGGCGTTAAAGACCAACAAAGTTATTCAATGGCAAAACAGCAACTTGCCGCGGCCGGAATTATTAACCCTCAAGATATACCAGACCAGTACGACCCTGCTTATGTTGATATGCACAAGAATAGTGTGATGAATGCGAAAGCGCAGTTGGATAAGCAGTTTAAATTACAACAGATTGCAGAAAGTAAAGCTGGCGGAACATCAGGAATATTACTTGATAGACTTGCCAATGAGCCAGACCTAAAAAGCGCATTACTTACAAAAACTAACGCCGGAAAAGGCGTAGTAATGAATCCAAGCACAGGACAGGCAGAAATAGTTGAGGGCTACAATCCAGCCGTTGCAAGCACTGAGGGTGCTAAAAAAGCCGCGGAACAACAAGCTATATTAGGAACTGCAGCGGATATAGAATCAGAAAAAGGTATGGGCGCTGCTGCCGGAAAAACCAGAGGTGAACAAGAGAAAAGGGCATTGAGTGCTCCTAATAATCTATTATTAATACAAGAAGCGGAAGGATTGCTTCCTAATGCTACTAGTGGGCTTGCACAGAGGGCTGGAAGGGGCGTTGCTAATATGGTTGGCGTTAGTACCGATGCAAGTAAAGCTGATAGACAACTTGAGGTATTATCGGCAGCGCTTACGGCTGGCGTTCCAAGAATGGAGGGGCCACAATCAGATAAAGACGTGGCAATGTATAAGCAGGCGGCTGGTGATATAGCTAATCCTAATATCCCATATGAGGATAGACTTGCTGCGCTAGGCACTATTAAGGAGTTAAATAACAAATATCAAGGCGCTGAACAAATTAGTACTTCTGTTGAGCCATTAAATACCAAAAAAGTTAACGCTGCACAGGTAGGGAAACTTAGCCTTAAAGACCCTCGTGTTAAGGCTGCGTTAGCTGCTGGATATACACCGGATGAAATAGCCGCACATCTAACAAAGGGTAGATAATGAAACAACGTCCATCATTAGATGAGATATTTGCAGAGCCAACCAGTGCAGAAATAAGCACGTCTAAAAATAGACCCTCACTAGATGAAATATTTGCCTCGCCAATAAAGGAATCTCCGGGAATTATGGGGCAAATTAAAAAGAATATAGAAGCCACCCAAGAGGAGGCACGAGCTTCTGGTGCTAGGTATGCAGCAGGCCAACAAGGTTTGCCAGAAAATCTTGCGCAAGGATTGGCACAGGGTGTAGGAATTGTTGGGGATATTGCAGCCCCAATTATTGGTGCTGGTGCTAAAGCTGCATATAGCGCCCTACCTCAGACTTGGCAGAAAGGCATAGAGAATACTGCTAAGAATGCATTACAAAGCAACGTAGGACAAAGCACTCTAAAAGGTCTGCAAAATATTCAACAAGATTGGAATAATTACGAACAACAAGACCCAGCAGGTGCGGCAGATTTAAAAGCATTAGGCACGGCTATGACGTTGGGAATGGGGAAGGTAGCACCTAAACTTACTAATGAGGCCGTGAATGTTGCGGGTAGCGCCTTGAAGAATGTTGCTAAAGACACAATAGAGGGCGCAATTAATAAAGCCAAACCTTTGCCACCTATTCCTACTTCGGAAGCTGTAAAAGATATTGCAAAAGCCTCTTACGCGGAAGCTGACAATTTAGGCGGTATGATGCTTCCTAGAAACTCAGCTAAATTTATAAATAATTTAGAAACTCTTAAGAAGCAAACAAAGTGGGGAGAAGCTACCACAGGAGAGGATGCTATAACAAAGTTAGTTGACAGGTATAAGCCACTGGCGAACGAACCTATTACTTTACAAGCAGCGCAAGAAATAGATGAAGGGTTAGGGCAGCTTATAGATGGTTTTTATGATGCGAAAGGAAAGATTAATAAAGAAGGTCTGAAAGTGCAGAAAGCGCAGCAGGCTTTTAGGGATATGATAGAGGCAACTCCAGAAAGTGAAATAGTTGGCGGTAAAGAAGGTTTTGACGCATGGAAGCGGGGACAAAAAGAATGGTCTACAGCAGTCAGATTGGCGGAAATGGAGCGTATTATTGCTCGTGCAGAAACTATGGACAATCCAGCTACATCATTAAAAGCTGGATTTAGGATGCTGGAGCGTACAGGTATGCGCGGATATAGCGCTGAAGAAAAAAAGGCTATTAGACACGCCGCCCGTTCAGGTATAGTAGGCGGTACGCTTCGTACGGTTCTAGGAAGTAGATTAATAGGTACAGGGCTTGGTTTGGCGGTAGGTGGTGCGGGAATGAATCCTCTTACAGCGGCGGCAGGTGCGGCAGCAGGTGCGGCACAATCTGGGTTAAGTAGAAAAGCGGCAGAATCTATAGCAATGGGTCGAGTTAATAAAGCAAGAAGAACAGTAGCAAAGAGATTGCCAGCTGATACAGGCAAGTTGCCACCAAGAAAAGCATTAGAGATTCTAAATAGAGAGGAATAGAAGAATCATAATAATAAAGATTGCGGCTATGTCTTCAAATTTGTTTTGTGAAAGTTCTTCAATCCACTTCATATTTTCACCCATAATTAAATTGGGTAGAATATGTAACATAAATACAATATCCTGTAAAGGGGAGCGAAATGACGGCATCACCATTAATTATACCAGTAGCAAGATTTTTCACAGTATCGGGTGGCGCCGGGCTGGCGGGAGGCAAGGTTTATACTTATGAAGCCGGAACTAATACACCTAAAGTTACATATACAGATTATACTGCTAGTGTAATGAGCCAAAATACAAATCCAGTGATATTGGATTCTTCCGGCTCTGCCGATATATGGTTGGTAGGCAATTATAAAATTAACTTAACTGATAGTAATGATGTTCAGCAAGCTAATTACCCGGTAGATAATGTATCATCTTTTGCGGCTGGAAATAATTTTTATGTAACTACGGGTACTGCTAATAATTATATTTTAACCCCAAGCCCAGCACTATTGCAATACACAGCAGGTGATACATTTAATGTGCAATTCAATGTAGCAAATACTGGACCCTCTACAATTAATGTATCTGGATTAGGAGCGAAGAGCTTGGTATTGCCACCAGCAACAGCATTAACAGGCGGAGAATTAATTACTAGTGTTACATATACCATAACCTATGATGGCACTAATTTTCAAGTAACTAATACCATTCCTGGAATATATCCCAACTTACAAACTGGAACTACCTATGCCTTTGCTAATTCCAATAGAGGGAATTTAGTTACTTTTTCCAATACCAGTGCTATTGCCGCAACTATAGGCCAAGCAGGTAGTACTTTCCCAGATGGATGGTATGTTTTGGTTCAAAATAGAAATAGTGGCATTGTAACAATTACACCAACCACATCCACTATTGATGGGGCAACTTCTTTAAGATTACGTATTGGAGAAGGTGCTATTATAGTAAGTGATGGAACCAATTATTATACAGAAAGATTTTCTATTAATATTGCAGGTGATTTGCAAACTATAGCAAGTGCAACTACAACAAATTTGGGAACTGTAGATTCGCATTTTGTAAATATAACGGGAACAACCACTATTACCAGTTTTGGTACTGCAGCTTCTATTGCGAATCCGCTGTATTTCATTACTTTTGCCAGTGCATTAACTCTTACACACAATGGCACAAGTTTAATTATTCCAGGGGCGGCAAATATTACTACTGCAGCAAATGATTTTGCTATAGTTCAATATTTAGGAGGTGGAAATTGGATTGTAAATCAGTATGTTCATGCGAGTGGTATATTGCCAATCGCTGCGGGAGGAACGGGAGCAAATACGGCAGCTACTGCATTTAGCAATTTAAAACAAGCAGCCACTACAGCCGTAACTGGAGTAACCCAATATGCAACTGCAGCCCAAACTAAAACCGGTACATCTACTACTTTAGTTCCCACTGTATCAGTTATGGCAAGTCATCAAGGGATGTTAAAGGCGTGGGTAAATTTTTCTTTAACCGGCTCAATAAATGACTCTTATAATGTTAGTAGTGTGGGTGACACATCCTCTTCAACAAAAACCATTAATTTCACCACTTCCTTATCAAATGCTTCATATTGCGCGTCTATATGTCAATATGGTGATACCATGACAGCGTATGCACCAAATATGTATATAACGACACGTAGTGTTTCTTCATTTGTGATGAATAATACGGATGAAGCGAATAATGTGCAGGGCTGGATGGTAAATGTCGCCGGACAAATTTAAAGGGATTTAACATGGAAAAAAGAATTATTTATATAAATAATGAAGGAGATTTAGGTATATTAATCCCGTCACCGAATGCCGTAATCGAAGAAATTGGCATGGAAGAGTATATAGAAAATTACACTGTAGAAATTGATGGGGAGCTAGTTCCTTCAACAAAAACGTCTTGGCGCGAGGTGAAGACTCAACGAATCCTAACTATAGATGAAATAGCACAGAAGGATTTACCAGCCGGAACAGAATATAAAATTATAAACGCTTCGGAATTGCCTCAGGATAGATTCTATCGGGATGCGTGGGTATATGCCTCCGATAAAGTTGTAGTTGACTTGCCGAAGGCTAGAAATGTACACCTTAATAAAATAAGGGCACGCCGGAATGAGAAATTTATTGAGCTTGGTTTTCCAGTTAAATTGGATTCTTCTTTGGAAAAGGCAATAATTCCCGAAGAAACTAGGGCTATATTACAGGCATTGCGGGATATTCCGCAGGTTCTAGATTTATCAGAAGTTAACACGTTAGAAGAATTAACGGCTCTTTGGCCGGAACAATTAAAAGGAGAGTAAAATGACAGGTACATTAACTAGAAATGCTATAGCCACAAATAGTACAACAACATCACAAGAAATGGAAATACCATATGGATTTACTTTAGTAGGAGTCGCGTTGCCTGTTGAAGTCACAAGTACAACTTTTACTATAACTCATGCTGCTATATCTGACGGGACATTTTTAACACTTAAAGACCCGCTCGGAATATATGGAACGGCGGGAAACGCTATTACATTTACAATAGGTGCAACTTCACTTGGTATATTTATGATACCGCCTACAGTAAGTGCTTTATTGTATTCGAGAATTAAAATTATTCTTGGTTCAGCCGAAACGGCTGCTGTAACTCTAATATTTAAGCAGATAGCATAATGTATTTCTTTTACGAATCTAGTCGCGTTGCAGTACCAACGGCTAACGCTGCAATTGCAATAGCACATAATACAACGCCATTTGTCAGTGCGTATCCGTGGAGCGGTAGCGGCTTTGGAACTAAGTATTCTAACCCAGCAACGCCTCTCGCTGGAGCTGGGTTAGATGTTGCTTTTAGCCCGGATGGCACTGCAGTAGCAATAGCACATAATACAACGCCATTTGTCAGTGCGTATCCGTGGAGCGGTAGCGGCTTTGGAACTAAGTATTCTAACCCAGCAACACTTCCCGCTGGAATTGGTAACGGTGTTGCGTTTAGCTCGGATGGCACTGCAGTAGCAATAGCACATAGTACAACGCCATTTGTCAGTGCGTATCCGTGGAGCGGTAGCGGCTTTGGAACTAAGTATTCTAACCCAGCAACACTTCCCGCTGGAACGGGTAACAATGTTGCGTTTAGCTCGGATGGCACTGCAGTAGCAATAGCACATGCGACAACGCCGTTTGTCAGTGCGTATCCGTGGAGCGGTAGCGGCTTTGGAACTAAGTATTCTAACCCAGCAACACTTCCCGCTGGAACAGGTAACAATGTTGCGTTTAGCTCGGATGGCACTGCAGTAGCAATAGCACATAGTACAACGCCATTTGTCAGTGCGTATCCGTGGAGCGGTAGCGGCTTTGGAACTAAGTATTCTGACCCGGCAACGCCTCTCGCTGGAGCTGGGTTAGGTGTTGCTTTTAGTCCAGATAGCACTGCAGTAGCAATTACGTATAATACAACGCCATTTGTCAGTGCGTATCCGTGGAGCGGTAGCGGCTTTGGAACTCAGTATTCTGACCCGGCAACACTTCCCGCTGGAACGGGTAACGGTGTTGCGTTTAGCTCGGATGGCACTGCAGTAGCAATAGCACATGCGACAACGCCGTTTGTCAGTGCGTATCCGTGGAGCGGTAGCGGCTTTGGAACTAAGTATTCTGACCCGGCAACGCCTCTCGCTGGAATTGGTAACGATGTTACTTTTGCTAGTTATTAATCAATTAACAATTAAGGAAAATTAAAATGTTTAATATAATCACACAAGAACAAAAAAAATTAGATATAGCTACGAATATAATCGCCCGCGAGCATGAAATATATGGTTATCAGATGAATATTGATAATTATAATCAGATATTAAATTTAATCCCAGTGCAATGGCCAGATGATTTAATAAAATATAGACATTCAACGCAGGAAAATTTAGCGAATGAATTGTCTGGTGAAATACTTCAGCAAGTATGTGATTTACAGTTCCGGGAAGTTATAGAAGGGCGCTTAAAGATAGAAATAATAGAGCAAAATAAATCTATCCATGTGAGAAATGCACTTATAAGGCAGGTTCCAGAAGATGAAATTCAAGGTTTAATTGCACAAGCATTACAATCTTAACGGTACTATAAAAATGTCTCAAGAGAAATTACGCACAATGTTAGAATTACTTGAAAATCGTAACAAAGAACGTCATAGCGAAGTGCTGGATGGTATTAAAGAATTGCGTAATGATTTCAAGAAACATATTGAACAAGATGATACAAAGTATCGGGAAATACAAAATCAATTTTCTAATATTTACAAAAGTGCCGCAGCGGTTAGTTTAGCTGCTTTTGTTTGGGCTTGGAACTGGATAACGCGATGAAACTTTCACAGAATTTTACTTATGATGAAGCCATAGCCTCTATTACAGCCAAAGAGCTTGGTATTGATAATACTATGCCTTCGATTTATTATAATAATGCTATAAACCTTGCAAACTTCATCTTAGAGCCTATACGATTACATTTTGGTAAGGCCTTCAGTCCGCAATCATGGTATAGATGTTTAAAGCTCAATACTGCGGTTGGCGGCTCCAAAACAAGCGACCATATGATAGGTGCAGCGGCTGATATTAAATTAAAGAAAATATCTTTAATGGCACTTGCAGAATATATCCGTGATAATTTACAGTTTGACCAGGTGATTTTAGAGCCTACATGGGTGCATGTAAGCTACCGCAAGGGCGTAAACCGTATGCAGGTTTTGCGGAATGCTGGTAAAGACGAAAATGGAAAAACTATTTATTTGCCGGAGTTGGAATGAAAAAGGTTGAGCTCGTGAAAGATTGGAAGCTTTGCAAAAAATGGCTTTCTATAAGGCTATCCATTTTAGGTACTAGTAGCAATTGCGGTAGGGTTATTTATATTAATTGCCTTATCCAGACTTATTAACCAAGGAGCCAATGAAAGAAATGATACAAACAATTCTGGCGGTGCTTAGGCCGTTTTACGGGCAGATTCTTAAATACGGTGGTATTATTGCCGGATTGTTATTATTGATTTCTAAGTCAAGGCAAGACGGGCAATCCGCATTATTACGCAAGCAAGGAATGGAGAATTTGAAAGGTGTTCAAACCAGAAATAAAATTGAAATGTCTGTTGATGGTGCTAGTGATGCTGAATATAAGCGCCTGTACGACAAGTGGCGCTTATAATACTTGTTATTCTTATAAACCAGTACGTTTCCGACCTTTGGACTCATTTACTAGGGAAACTGGTAATGAAATAATAAGTAATAATGAAAGTTGGGAAAGGTTTTGTAAAGATTAGCGGGGCTAAATCTGTTGTGGATATAGCTACTGGGAGCGCATCCAGAGAAAAGAATCCCGCTGCTGTTGCTCTAGGCAAGCTTGGGGGCTTGAAGGGCGGAAAGGCGCGAGCGGAGAAACTCACACCCGAAGAACGAAGTGAAATTGCTAAGAAAGCTGCTAAGATTCGTTGGGATAAAATTGAATAAAAACAGAACGTAACAAGAAAATACTTTACTTTATATATATAATATATATATTAATTTCTTGGATGCCCCCGGACGGAATCGAACCGACAAATCCCGCGACAGGACGACAGAATTTAAATCTGCTGTGTCTACCATTTTCACCACGGGGGCATAACTAAAATGATACGGGGGGAAGGATTTGAACCTCCACGGTCTTGCGACCACAAGCGCCACCTCCTGCCAGAGATTTAGCTTGATGCGTCCTGCCTTCTTGCGATTACCCCCGCATAAATAGAGGGTTTTACCCCTCTAAATTCCTTAAGCTAAATCATTACCATTATCATATGATTTCAAGCTCCATAGTTTATTATCTAAAATAAATTTTTCTTTCTGGCCTGATAAAATGGCGCAAAAAGGCATGGTATTTAGTGGTAATCTCTACCAGCGTGCGCATATTATGCCTAATATACCCCTTTAGATTTATAAATTATTGATTTATATTGATTTTGTCGCGCGCGCAAGGCCAAATATAGTTAAAATCCCTAATTTCGATATCAGTATACCGATATCGGCTTTTTCTTATTGCTCCTTAAATATTATTCTTATATATTTAAAATACACAGCCTGAAACCTAGGTGAAAGAAGTAGGGGTGATGATTCCAAATTACACCGATAGCCTGCGCAGGCAACTCGGTCAATGAAATGATGCGACGAAGTACCTAATTTGGTTGGTAAGTATCAATCTTCGTCCTGTGTAAAGAAGCCAGCCAAGCCTATTTACGATACGACTAGCGCAGATAAAAATGCAGCATAGAATCGGAATGCTCAAACCGGCTGGCTCTCTCAAGACCTGTAATAAGGCTCCCCGCATTAGCTAGCGGGGATAGTTTAAAGCAATAGAATAGCCGTAACTCTATAAATAATATCCTTCCGCCTGTGCAAGTTTGTGTAACTTCGGAACGTGGTTGATTGCTGATATATCTATTTTATCAAAATTCTCAATAGCTCCGTAACCTTTTTCTAATATAATTTCGTGCATATCGGTTAATAAAATATGTAATTCGCTATCTTCCGCGATAATTATTGCGCCTGCTTCGTTTAATGCCCGCGCCCATTCTGAAACTGCCAGAAACATCTTACGAGTATCAAATTTATTCTTGATAAAATAATTAAGAATTTTGGTTACAATCCTATCCAGGCGTTTGTATATTTTCACTTGCCTATCTTTTGGCAAATCAGCGGCAGTTCTGCATATGCACTTTTTGCACATGTCTAACATGGTTTCATAAGAAGCCGCATCGTTTGGAGCGGCCTCAATATGAAGAAAAGCTAATTGCGTAAATAAGGCCGGAATAAGCCCATCTTCTACCCGGTGGATATCTTTATACATTTTCTGTTCTATTAGTGTTTTCTCTTTCCTTTTCCATTGAGGTTATGAATGCTAATAAAAGTGATTTATTATGGTCATCTTGCTTATTCCAAAGAGTGAAAAATAACTGGCCAATTCTTGAGGGTTCGTTTACTTTATCGGATAGTAGGTCAAAAATACTCACTTCCAGAACCCCAGCGATTGCATATAAGGCCGGAATAGACACTCTGTCATTTCCATTTTCATATTTGCTATATTGCTGGCAAGTAACACCTATTTCCTTGGCAATATATAATTGGGTACGCCCGCGCAGTTTTCGGTAATATATAAGTTGCCGCATTAAGTTTTGTTCTTCTGGTGTTCTATTCATTCTCTTCTCCACTGGCTTCCGGCAACATTCCTATTGCGCGTTTGTAGGTATCCAGAAGGTATTCTTCCTCTTCTAAATCGGCTTTATCCTTCTTGCGTAGTTTTATTATCACTCGCATGGTTGCTGCATCAAAACCAGTGCCAGTTGCTTCTGCGAAAACTTCCTTAATATCTTCTGCAATAGTTTTCTTTTCTTCTTCGAGCCTTTCAATACGCTCGATAAATTGCTTTAAATGCTCTGCTGAAAGTCCATCAAAAAATGACATATATTCTCCCTTTATATTGTTATTATTTCTATTGATATTTTTAATCCTTATCTCTCACACCAGAATTCAAAATCATCTGGCAATTGCATCCAGGACAAGTAATTATCTAAAGTTTCCGCGCCTATCAAGTCACCGTCAGAATCAATAGTTTCTCCTGAATCATCAGTCATAAAAAGGGACGCACCACTTCCATCATTAAAGAAAGCCACAAATTTACCCATTGGCCTTTCTGCGTGGAATAATTTAAGTTCGCTCATTTTTACCTCTAATCATTAAATAGTTTTGCTCTTTCCGGCATTTCTTCGGAAGCGTTAACAACGTCCGCTTCTACTGCAAGCGCCCTAACTTCATCCTTAAAGGCCTGTGTGCATAATTTGGCTAACATTATAGAATCGGACTTTTCTAATTTTGTTAGAAATGCATTTAATCTTTCAGTACCAAACATTGCTGCCTCGCGACTTTCCGCCATTAGTTCCCGCAATCTCAAATCTATCTGTTCCCCCTTTTGCGCCCACAACTTTACCTTTGCACCCGCATCTTTTGTGATAATAGCTTGGTCACCTAAGAACAATGGTAGTAAAGGCTTAGGACATTTCGTTATTATTGGCTTGCCAGGCCTTTCGCAATCAAAGCGCATAGAGAGCGTCATTTCATACATAAAGTTCTTTTCTTGGATAGGCTGCATACCTATATTAATATGCTTATCCTTGCCAGTTTCCGCATCCTTAACTACTTTCACTTTTTCGCGTTCACGCAAACAGAAAATAAGATCCATAGATGATTGCGTTACAACATTCATAAATTCGCGCCTGTGACGCATTTTGGGCTTCATCCATCCAGTTTTTTCATTGGCCGCCATTTCTTCAAGGCCACCCATTCCTTCGTATTCATGGGATGTGGAATCAATAACCAAAACAGTTATACCAGATTGCGCGGCTTCTTTTATTGCCCTACCATATTTTTCCGGCGTAAAAGGTGGTGTTATTTCATCATAGTAATATTTATTGCCCGGCATTGCCGCGATTATATCGGGGTCATCAGCATACATTTCACCACGTCCCGCTTCGCTATCAAGCAGCCCTACTTTTCCTCCCTCTCCAGCCATTCCGGCTGCCATTAGCAATGCGCTAAATGTTTTGCCTGAACCCGATGTTCCAGTTAATGCTACAAGTAACGGGACTGCTTTCCTTTTTGCTTCTCTGTATGCCATATAGTCTCCTTAATTTTTATTCACTATACAACATCTAATTGCCGTTGCAAGCGCAATCTATCAATTATACATTAATATCTATCTAAATATTCCGCGTATTCGTCATCTATGGTGGGTTTATGCCATGCTAAATAATGGCTATCCAGCATTTTGAACCTATCGAAGCCTTCGGGATTAGTGGTTATCTCGCTTCTGGATTTAATGCTGCATAAATGGCATAGGAAATTCTTGGCTATATTTTCGTCTATCAAACTTCCGTGAAAAAGATTTTCATGCGCGAGTTTATAATTTTTCGCCAGATAATCATGAAAACTTTTCTGTTTACACAACAATACTGCTCTTATTAATGCCTTTTCTTCTGGTGTTTTCATATGAAACTTGCCCGAAAATGTTTAAGTTCTAGGTTTGTTCTTTCTAATAAAATTAGCTGATTTGCTAGACTCTTATCCCATGCGCCGCGATTCTTACCGGCAAAGCCATTTTTACCCCTATGGCAATCGAAACATAGGGGAATTGTATAATCATCACCGAGCCGCCGCCCGCATTCTGTTATATGGTGTGCGTCTGACGGTGCGGGGTGATTGCACACAATGCAATCAAGATGCTTGATGTCTAGTAATCGCCGTATATCATCTTTGGTTTTGTATTTCTTCAATTTCATCCTGTTGACACAAATTATAGGCTTTGATGGCCTCTTCTAAGGCTTCATCTAAATTACGCATGTGGCTAAACGCATCACCCTGGCGACCTGTAGAGCTGAATTTAAGAGCGCGTTTAAATACTTTTACTGCAAATTGTAGGTTAGTCATTCCTATACCCCATCAATTGCCTATAAAACATATCATGCTTATTGCTATAGCCGTCTACTGGCTTTGGAGAATTGTCTATTAATGCCTTTAGAGCGGCCTCTGCTAGCTTCTCACTTCCTAAAATAAATTCATGCGGGCTATCACCTTTAGTAAGAGTTACATGTCTTATACGCAGTGCTATGCATTTAATTAGTTCATCGCGTGTTGGAAATTCGTTCATTTTATTATATCCCTTTAGTAATTTACCTAATATTAGCTTTTCACCTAATAATTTTATGGAAAAGCGGATTCGCAACATAAAATCCCCATAGCGCACCGAACAGTATATAATTTATTAACCACTTCATACCTATGGAAGCCATCAAGAATGATATTAAAAATGGTAGAAGAATGTATAATATTATAAATGATATTGTGAGTTTAAACATTTTCATCCATAACCTGTTTTAACAGTTCCCAACCACGTTCTTTTAGTTGCTCATAACCAGCATTCTTACCGCAAGTTTCTTTAATATGCTTTGCCTCAAGAAGTAGTTTTGCGGCTTCTTCAAATTTAACTATACGGTCTTTCTGCTTTGTTATTTCACCAGCATATTTTATTAGTGTATCCTTATCCTGCGCATGTAACTGCCCTTTGATTGATAAGGTTCTTTGAAGTTCTTTCAGGATATTATCCATTTACTTCCGCTCCAAGATTTACGCGCCCAAAGAATAAGATTATTTGCATTTCGTTTTCGGTAAATTTCTTAATATCCCAGGTAAGCTCTTTTGATGTTAATTCCTGATTGTCTTCCATTATTTCCCCTCCAATGCTTCTTTTGCTTCACAAATTTCTTTATGTAAAAGATCGCCTAAACAGCCAGTCATCATAGAGCATTCTATTTCTGGGCTGCATCGGCAACGGTTATGTGCATAAATTATCTTATTTAAAGCCTCCTCAAGCTTACTGATACGTCTTTGTGCCGCTAACAATTTCGGTGCGTGAACTCCGCATACATCATCTTTTTTATCACAAGGACATGCGCAACAATTATCGCCTAGTTTATTAGTGAGAGCTTCAATTGCGTCTTCTAGTTCTTTATTATCAGATTCCAAATTTGCAATTTGCTCTTGCATATCACAGATAAGCTGCTTTATATTTAATTCAACTTCTTTATATTCAATATGGGCTGGCTCCGCATGTACTGCATCAAATTCATCTTCATACTCAATGCAGCATAAACTTTTATCTCCATGCATTTGCGGCACGATAACAAAATCTTGATTAAGCAATTCTTTAACACGTTCTTTTATGCTCAAATCATCCCCTTTATGGGTATCAATCTCCTTAGTTATTAATTTCCTACCCATAGCTTGATTAGTTTGCAATGTGCTATCAAGTAGCTGCTGGGTGCTAGCTGTCTTATGCTGTATATTCACACATAACTGTGTTGGCATTATATCCGCTAGCAATTCGTTAAGTTCATTACTCATTATCATCACTCCCCCGCCTTCGGTGCTTCTGGTAATGGCATCCAATGCGTAGGTTGGAAATGCAATGGTCTATATCTTCTATGAAAAGGTTTTCCATCATATTGTTTTGGTGCTAACCCATATCCTTTTACACACCAACCGTTACTAGTTAAATGAGCAATCATTATCGGTGGTTTTCCTTTAGCTGGAAACCTAGTAACCAAGACGGGGAATATTCTTTTTGGAATAGCTTTTGGCGCACTGGCTATGTCTCTCCACTGCATACTCACAATCCCCACAAGCTGCTCTATAGCATCAACAGGTGGGTTGCCGCACATTATGTCGTGTAGTAAGGTTTCTGTGTTGTCGGGCATGTTAGTTTCCTTCTTTTAATCCTTTATAAATAATACTTCGGTTCTTTTTCTCGCCCCATCTGCAAAGGATGGCTTTTCTAGCTTTCTCCACCCTTGTAGCAAATCATCATATAATTTGCTATTGTAGCAGCTAAGGACAACTTTGCCTTTCAGTCCTCGTAAAAAATGCAGCATCTCCAAATGTTCTTGCTCCGTCATCTCAAAATTATAATCCCTACCCCCGTCCCTAGTTTCTGGCATATAAGGCGGATCCACATAATGAAGCGTTTCGTTTCCGTCATGCTGTTGCATAATTATTTTTGCATCACGATTTTCTACAACCACGCCCCGCAACCTATCTATTATAAAATGAAGGCACTCTGGGTAATTACGCCAATCATGCGCCGGAGTAGTGCCAGAGCGATTACTATTACTTCTAAAGCCAGTTTTCCGAAAATGAGCATTACTACCAAAACCCATAAACGAGCGCACGATTGTACGCCTTGCTTGCTCTAACGGATCCGTACTTATTTCATAAGAATTAATAAATTCTTCTCTGGAAAAAGGCGTGTTATATAAAGTCTCTCTTAGTTGCTTGCCATTCTCCCTAACGACTTTAAAAAGATTCACAACTTCCTTGTCTAAATCATTATATACTTCTGCATAGCTTCTTGGCTTTCTTAATAAAACGGAAGCTGCGCCCCCAAAAGGTTCAACGTATACTTTATGATTTGGCAGGTTTAATAATATCCACGGGGCTAACCGCCATTTTCCACCGTGCCATCTTAAAACAGGACGCGGCTTGTAAGTTGTGCGCATATTTACCATTTTACAAACTCCATATACGCAATAAGAAACCAGCTACTAGGTTTGTAATTCCTACCCAAAACATGATAACAACTACCCATCTGTGAATAGCTGAATAAAATGTATACTCCTTATCAACAAAATTGTTTGGCAGCATAAGAAACACTAAAGAAGAAATTACGATGCCAGTCACACCCATTTTAAATAGTACTAAATCCATTCTACAAACCCCATATAGCTAATATTATATACTTAACCACAAAATAACCAACAAAGCCGATTAACCCAAGTCCGCCTGCTACAGTAATCACCGCGCCAACAATAAAGAAAAACGCCAGCATATTCCAAAAACTATTCGGATAATTATTAAACATTTATTTTTCCTCCTTAGGCATAAAAAATTGAATGCCGTTGCGCTGGATTATTTTCAGCACTTCCATCTCACTGTCTCGCTTCAAATCTGCAATGTTATATTCATCTAAAATGCGATATTCTTTACAGTTAAATTCAGGACTATTAGGGCATGGATTCCATAGAACCAAATCCCCCACTTGCGGCAATAATAGTGCGTGGCTTTCTTCACGTACATATAGTTTCTTGAGTTTATAACTATCGCGTCCCTCCTTAACTAAAATTCTAAGAATTTCGTCAGAAGTTACAGGCTCCATCCATACATCCCCACCGTATCCTTCAATATGTTCTAACCTGATATTGCATTTTTCTTCCATTAGCATTGCTGCCTAAGGGCAGTCGTAATAATACTTATTCATGGCCTGAGTTCTCTCATAAAAATTACATTTAAAGCCTTATAGCCTAATTCATTTGTATTGTTCTTGTCTGATATATTTACAACTTGCCAACCTTGACTACCAAGCTGATTTAGCATGAATATAAGATTTTCAGATACCACAAGTTCCTCTATATATTCAAATTTCAACATATCACCTTCCCCCTCCCCTCTTCCTTCTTAGCTTCCGCTAATTTCCTTTGCTCCAGCAACAAGCTTGCTCGGTTAAGTCCTTTATCTGGATATTGATACTCAAATATTTCTACTGGCCTTGCACGGAATTTTTCAGTGCGTTTTAGGTCGGGTTGTTCTTGGTTATTTTGCATTTTTGTTTTCCTCCCTTACTTTCTTAAGTGCATCCGCAACAATATTATTCATCGTAATGAAAATTATTAAAGCCCCAGCGGTATGCCAAAAGCCAAATAAAATTGATGAAATTGTTGGTACAATTACAAATAATAAATAAATTAGTATAATTTTTATTTTCTTCATAATTTTTGACATTCTCTTTTTCCTTTTTTAATTTATTGATGATTTAGTAATAAGTCCCATGCTCTGCTAAATCGCCGTGGTAATGCTCGTATCTAGCTTCGACAAATTCTCTATGTAAAATCTCCCTTTCACCATCACCGTTGTATTGGAAGCGTATGATTTCTGCATCACAAGTTCTTACATCACCATTTTTAAGACCTTCCCCCTCAAATCTCTCTGCAAAATCCTCGTCCATAGCCTCTATACACTTATCACAACTGGTAAAATCAGCATCATAATATGGGTTGCCTTCAAGCGCATATGTCCAGTAAGTTTCCATAATTTCCTCTAATATTTAATTGAAACATGCGGAATTTTTCCATCTGCAATTGCGATGACGATTAATTTTGCCGCGTCTAAAGAGTTAGTATTGATATCACGCAGCGCGGTTGCTATTTCAAAATGAATTTTCTGGCGGTGTTGCTCGTCAGCTTGGCGCTTAGCCTCTTCATCAGCTTTTATTCTAGCTTGCGCCTCAATCCGTTCGCGCTCTATTTTTACCGCAAGCTCTGCCTGTTCTTTTGCCCTTATTTCCGCTTCTATAATATCGCGCGTGGCTTTTTCTTCCGCTTCTTTCTGGAATCTTTCTGCCCTCTCCTTTGCTTCCAACGCATCTTTTTCGCGTCTTAAAGATGCGTGTATTTCTTCTTCTGCTTGACGTTCGCGCAGAACTGCGGCCTCCATTTCTTCCCTGGCTTTACGTTCCTGCTCTGCCATCTTCTTTGCTACCTCTTCTTCTGCCTGTTTGCGAAGGGTTTCGGCTTGGAATTCCGCTTCTTTGCGCGCATCTTCTGCGGCTTTCCTTGCTATTTGTTCCTCGCGCTCTTTTTGAATTCTAGCAGCCTCTTCAGTTTTTATTCTGACAATTTCTGCTTGTTCGGCATCGTATTTAATACGTTTCTCCAGCATATCAGATATTGTGGATATAGATCTTTCTTGAATTGATTTTGCTTTGTAAGAAAATTCTTCCCATTGCCTGGTATATTCTTGTGTTTGTTTCAGAAGGAACTGTAATTCCTCAAACGGCATAACATCCCATCTACTTATTGCAGAAGATGCAACTGCCTCTAAATTAGCCAGGGCTTGCCTATGCCCTTCAATCCTAGCTTCATTGGCATTCTCCCATTCTGTTAATGGTTTCCTCACATCATCCTGAATTTGTTGTACCGCTTCATTTATACGCTTGCCTTCAGCATTTGTTGCATTAATACGGTCTTGCAACTCCTTATTTTCGGCTTTCCTCATCTCCTCAAGCCTTGTTTTGGCACGAGCAATTTTATAAGCCATTGAGGATATATCTTTACGGCCTTTTTCTGTAGTTAAATCTGGCTCAAAATCAGCTACCAAATTCTTTATTTCTTCAATTATTGGATTCCCTCCACCAGGCATAAAAATTATTGCTGGTGTAAACTTTTGGACTATCGCCAATGCGCCGGATTCTTGTGAATTATCATCCATTGGATTATATTTTTCTACTGACATTATAAACTCTCCTTATTATTTACACAATTTATAATTGATTTCTATATTTAAGGCAAGGATTATTTTAAAAATATTGCGTTTTTCTCTCGCGATGCCGTAATTAGCTATTAAATCCTTGATACATTACGGCAGGCACATGCTCGTCCATTAAAGTTTCAACTTCTTTCTCGTTTATCCAGCGATTTACTCCGAATTTCTCGCAACATTCAGAATAAAGTTTTATTGCTGCATTCCACATCATTTCTGCCTGAGTGTAGTATACATTACTAGATGCTCCACTTGCGTAGCTTTCTTGTAATTCAATAGCCATACATTGATGGGGGGCTTGTGTTCTTGCAAAAATAAAAAAGAACTGCTTATCAGGATTCTTAATAAATTCTTTTAACCAATCCTGATTAACATCTCCAAATACCCCAGCTTTCCTGGCCTTAATCTTCTCTAAAATTATTTTCAGAGCAATATGGTATACATAAAATTGCAGATTATACTTTTCATAAACAATGGAATCGCACATAGCTTTGTAAATATTCTTGCGATTCTTTATACTAAAAGATTTTACCTCTCCTATTGCTTCTGGCCTTGCGCAATCCAGGCGGCATTTGCACATGATGCCTGTTATTGGGTCACGCCAAATAATAGTTATTTCCGAGACTGTATTCTCTAATAATTGTTTAATCTTAGGACGGCGGTCAATACCCGCTTTTATACCTTCCAAAATCTCGGCCATTTCTCCAGTGATAATGCGCTGGCCATCTAAGTTTTGCGTCCATTCAGCGATATGTGAATCCCAGATAATATAAGTTTTTGGGTCAATATATGGTAATGCTCTCTCAATCAATTCCGGCTTATTACCCGTTTTCTTTTCACCTATGCTTGTTAAAAATTCCTTGATGTCATCCGAGGTAATGAGAATTGTTTTATTGGGATAGTCCTCATATACTGGTTTCTTACAATATTTTTCTGAAAAAGTTCCTGGCTCTAGAATCATGGAGTGTATAGCAGTTCCGAGCTTCATTGCTTCGGTTTCTTCGCGTTGCGGCCTATCTGGATTCATAGGCGATTTATACCAAAACTCCTCTACATCAACTATCATTTCATCAGCTAATGAGCGGCTAAAATAGGGAATCTTATGGTATTCTTCTTCTGGCATACCAAAGTATAAACCTTCCTGATATTCTTCCTTTTGAATAGCCTTATCCTTTTTATTTTCCGGCTTAAATTCTGCTAAGAATTCTTGCAAATCCTGTTCTTCTATTTTGTCCATATAAAATCCTGTAATTGGCAATAATGTCAATTTATAATTGATTCTGAAATTAAGTAAAGAATTATTTTATTAAAATTGCGTTTTTCTCCGGGACAGGCGTAACCAGATTCTAGTAGGTTGCGAAAATCGCGCTAGTAAACGTAACTAACATGTGTTATCTTCGCCTCATGCAATCGAATGTTGGATTATTATGTCAAAATCACAAACTATCGCTCTAATAAGGCGCGCCGTTCTAAAATGGCCTGAAAGAATTAAAGCTGCCGGAAAGAGCCAGAAGGCTTTATGCCAAGAAGCCGAAATGAACGAAGGCAATTTATCCCGGATTATGAATCTTAAAATAAGAAGGCCACATTTGACTACCGTTGAGAAAGTGGAGCAAATCCTAGAAAAATGGGGCGTATAATGAATAAATATTACATCTTGATTAATATCTATCTATAATATAGAATATAGTGTTTTATAGTGGCAGCCTCACAAGGGTGTTAGAAGCAAGACTAACAGCCACACTTTTCTCTTGAAAAAAGAGATATAATTTATATTATACTAAGAATTGGCTAGGCGAGGAGTAATTACCCCGCTGAAAAGGGCAGACCGTAACTCTGCCCGCCAAGCCTGCAAAAGTTACACAACCTGTTACGGAGGCTTAAGTTATGAAATATTTTCAAGTTAAAGACTGGAATAAATTCCAGCATTATAAAGAAAGAAATCCCCCCTGGATAAAATTAGAAACTGATGTTTTCATGAAATATGAGTTTGGGTCGCTTTCCGATGCTAGCAAGTTGCTAGCGGTTTGCATTTGGACGCTAGCAAGTCGCTCCAGAGACCCAAAATTAGGATTAGTTCCTGCTGATTTAGAGTATATCAAAAGACAATGTAATCTAGGTGATTTGATAAAAATTGAACACCTAAAAGAGCTTGTAAATCAAGGATATATTATTGATGCTAGCAATGCGCTAGCGGATTGCAAGCAAATTGCTATACCAGAGACATATAGTAAAGAGGCATATAGTAAAGAGGGAGAGGCAAAATCTTTCGCGATTGAAGAATCGCGTTTGCAAGAAATTCTAAAACAATTTGATATTTTCTGGCAAGATTTTCCAACTAACGGAAGGAATAAAGGCTCTAAGAAAGATGCGGAAGCTAAATTCAAAATCGCACTGAAGAAATCAACATTTAATGAAATTATGCAGGGAGTATCTAACTATGCAATGTATATCGCAACTTCTGGACAATCAAACCAGGACGCTTTCAGATGGCTTGAAAAAGAACGCTGGACAGATGATTACACAATCTCCAACAAATCAGAATCCCCAGAGCAACGAAAAAGCCGAGAATACGCAGAAGCCGCAGTACGAGGAATGCTTCGAGCAGAGAACCCCGATTTCTAGTGATTTGGAAAGTAAGAAGAAGTTAACCATGCTGGTTAAATCTTGTTATGAGGCTTTGAACACTTATGGAACTAGTAAGGATGGGCTGGAAGCAACAATCATGCTTATGCAAATGGCACTTGGAAGATTTGATTATGAATCGGTGCGCGAGGCGTTCGGAATATATTTACAAACCAACTCTGATATGCCAAAGCCTGCTGATATAATTATGATATTAGAGCCGCATAAGAAGCCTAAGACATGGTGCGCTACTACATTTATCGACATAAAAAGACGCGCAAGAGAAAACCAGTTTATAACTAATGCAGAAAAAAAATATTGCGAGGATTTCGTACAAGCGCGCATTAAAGAGCCTGACAATGCTGGAATGATTGATGATACTTTAAAGCAAGTGGAGCATGAGAATAAGCAATATTGGCTTGAATAGTTCTATTATGGAGGCTGATAGATAATGGAAATAAGGTGATAAATTAGTATGAATCCAGAAGATATATTATACCTGCTTGAAGAGCGCGCCGCTATTGAAGCGGAAAACGGGGCGACAGAAGCGGAGAGATTAAAATCCATACAGTCGGAGCGCAAAAGACTTGTCAACGTTCTGCGGGCAGATATGGGGCTTTTAAATGCAAATATAGAAATTGCACGTTTGGAGGAAATAGCTAATGTCTATGATATCAAATATTGAAACTAACCGCCTGCAAAAAGATTACTTGGACAGAATCGAAATGCGCATGGGTTTAAAGCGTGTGCAAGAGATTGTTGATAATTATAATAACATATACCATGCGGTATATCATCAAGGATACGCGGCGGGGAAGAGAGCGGCAAATGAGATAGTTGTTAGCAAATCCGGACAGATAGTGCGTAACTAGCAAATTAAGGATATTCTGCTATCCATAAAATAGATATGGCTATCGTTGCGCCCAGAATAACCTTTTCAAGAGATTCAGCTATTTTAAATAATTTAGGGTTTTCTATCTGCAAAAAATAATTTGTGATTACAATAACTAATAACCATACGATTATCATAAATAACATATATTTTGTCATTTTATTTTTCTACCTTTTTAATAAATGTTAGAATCTGTTTATAAGATATTTTATTAGAATTAACGTCTAACAAATTTCTTAATATTACTAAGGCTTCCTTGCAATTTTCACACATCATTTTGCTTCCGTAATCTTTGTTAATATTAATAGACTAATTGCCAATAATATTAATATAGCCGTTAGATTCCAAGAATGATTAATGTAGGGCATGAATAAAAGTTTTAGCATATTCATCAATTTTCTCCTTATAAGAACGTTGCCGCAAATACCCCCTAAATGGGGGTATTTGGGTTGTTTATAATTTTTGGAAGATTAGAAGCCATCGCCATAGCCATGGCCAGAGCCAGAGCCAGAGCCATAGCCATAGCCATCGCCAGAGCCAGAGCCATAGCCATGGCCAGAGCCA